TCCAGTTGTTGTTTCGCAAGGTCTTGAATATGCGTTATGCTGGACTTTAGACCTCGGATCAGTCCAACAACTTCCTTGTAACCTGCATAGTCTTTTGCTGACCCTGCTTCAAGGAAATCCTGTGCAGAGGCTATATCTGCCTCGATTTTACTCACTAGAACGTCGAATATTGTTTTCGCCACTAATTACCTCGTTGTAATCTAGCTGTTTCAAGAATAACATCTGATTCATCTTTTCTTGCTTTTCTCTCTTGTTCAGCCTGTTGTAGAGCTATATCTGCTTTGTCTTTCTCAGCCTTACGCTGCACTTCTTGCGCTTTTATCTGAAGTTCAGCTTGTTGCATCTGTACCACTGGGTCTTGTGCTTTCTGCTGTGCTGCCTGTTGTGCTGCCTGCTGCACATTCTGTTGTGTGAGCTGTTTGGCAGCATCAGCAACAACTCTTGACAAGTTAACCTCTATTTCTTCAGGTAACTCTTCGTTTGGTAGCGGTAACTCTACCCCAAGCTTTGCCTCTATATCTTTTCTATACTTATACCCAAGATGCTCGGCTATGTGTGCTTGTATGCCTGCCATAATCTGTTTTGCCTGTGGGTTCTGTCCTATCATTTGGGCTATGACAGGATCTTGCATAAACGCCATATGTGTAGCGATATGTGCGTCATGGTCTTGGTAGATAAACGCTTTCATAGGCTTGCCCTGTAACACCGCCATATTCTCGCTCACAGGATCGACAGGCTTGAGGTCGTCTTTGGTCGGTACAAGTTTCTCTGCGTTCTTCACCCCAAGAACTTCTATCATCTGCCTATGTAACTGGGGCAGGTCGTATATCTGTGGTGCAGTCTGTGACATTTGGAGGACAGCTTGATACTGCACCACACGTTGCGCCATCGTAGAGCTGTTTGGGTCTGATACAGGGATGACATCAATCATCATGTAGTCGGATTGTTTAGCTGATACATCACCTCTAGTTGGCACATACGTATACTCAGCAGGAGCATATTCAGACATTAACAATTTTAACATCTTAAACTCTTGCTTCATGGCATAATGCACACGTGCTTGTACGGCTGCCATCGGTTTGAGTGTTCTTTCTAACAGGGCAAGGGTTGTACCCACAGGAGCATTAGCAGACATATCCGATATGTTCATATCGCTCACAGCCCCTAATCTACGCCCTTCAGCGGTTATATCTTTCAATAATGCTAACAATACTTGGCTTGGTTCTTTGTATGGCAGTGGCATGATGTTATCACGTATACTGCCTGATGGTACATCTACATCCCTAAAAGACCCAGGTTCTATCGGTGTATCGTCCCCCTTGATACGCAAACCTCTCGACTTCAACCCCCCTGGGAGGTTTGCCAAAGTACCTGCGTCTACAAGCTGACGTATGATAGATGTCCCTGCCTGTGCATAGCCACCTATGATATGTATCAATCCAAGACCGTAGAACCCAAAGCCTGGGGTATATACATAATGCACAAAGTGCTGTCTTTTCAACATTAAAGCGTCATCAGGGTTCCAGTTTCTCCGTATAGCCAATACTCTGTATGACCCACGCTCTATAGATACTATATATGGCTTGGCTATACCTTCGTCTGAATCATCGACACCATCTATAATTATATCCGCATGTACCTCGTATATACTATAGCGGTTGTCGTTTGTGAGAGAATATCCCCCCTCTTCAGCTTTACGCTCTTCTATATCACTATGGTATGCCTGTGGCTCTCCAAGATCTACATCCACGTAGAACCCGCTAGCCTGTAGCTTTTTCAACTCGTTCTTCGTCTTTCGCATGACATGAGTCACACGCTCTGCTGTTTCTATGTGCGATGCTCCGTAAGGTACGATCACGTCTTCTGCAGGTATGAACACCGCTACCTGTCGCCCCATGTTCGGGTCATAGTATACTTTCTTAAACCCAGACCCTGCCAAACCAAGGTTATATAACAGACGCTCATGCTCTGACCTATACTCCACCATGTTCTCTGTCAGCTGATAGTTCATGTCTGCCTTCACACGATTAGCCGCTTCTAGTTTCTCACGTGTTTCTTCACCCAATATCTTTGTTTTTACAGGTCCCTGTGCAGGAAACGTCTCACCCATTGTTTCTGCCTGGAAGCGTATGGCTGCTTCTGCTAACACGTTAGAGTACACACCACAAGCTCCTTCCCAGGGTTCACTACGTTCTTCATACTTGAAACCCAACACGTCCAAACCACGAACAAAAGTATCTGCCCACTCTTTACGGCTTTCCAGATCAGAATCAATATTACCCAATAACTCATCAGCCACAGCGGCTAACTGATCTTCTTCCATATTTTCAGCTATATTCTCATCGAACGCCCCTGTGCTAACACCTTCCGCATCGGGTACGATGGTCACTTCCATGCTGCCATCATCTAACGTGACCATATCAGGGTTTACGATTTCTATCTCAAGTTGTTCTGTTTCCTCTTCTTCCACACCTTTAGGAGCTTGGAATAATCCTTTCTCTACAGCCATCAGTAATACCCGCCTCTCTTTTGTTTAAAGTAAACGACTTCTTCAGGTTCATCACTCGGCAGTCGTATAAACCCACCCTGTCTGAATCTCATCAACGCCATGACGGTGGAGTCAACCAAGTCATCGTGGCTCATGAACGGAAACCCTGCTATCTCTTCGATTAGCTCCTCTGCCCATCGTGTTTCGGGAACCCAACACAGACCTGATGACACAATGTCAGTCACGGAGTTAAGTCTAGCTAGCTTGTCACCAGATCCCCTGTGTGGTGTATATTCCTGTATCGGTATACCCATTCTCCTCATTTCTTGGTACAGCGCAGTTCCTGCACTCTTTTTCTCCACGATGAACGAGTCAGGCTCCCATTCTCTGTATTCTTCCATAGCCAGCTCTTTGAGTTCGGGAAACTCCAACCGTCGTTTTATGCTATTTAACAATATAATGTTATAGTTGTCCACCTCTTCATTCAAAAACACACCCCACGTTGTCAGACCTGTATAGTCCGCACGGTTGTGTGTCTCTGCTGCTGCGTCCAAAGACATGATAATATACTCACATATCGGTGGATCTTCTTTCTTCCACATCTGCCACCACTCACGTTTGACCAACGCGGCTTCTTCTGCTGTCGGTTCCTGCTGATACTGTGCGTTCCACTGAAACACAGGCATAGATGCTTTCGTTCTGAGTAGAGCTTCCATATCAAAGAACTCAGGCCAGAGAGGTTTCTGCACAATCTCTTTCGTCTTCTTGTTCTCTACGTCCATTATGGCTGGAAACTCCACAACCTCGTACTGGTCAGACTTGTCGTTGTTCACCATATCCTTGGTCACACGTCCTGTCAGGTCGTCCATATGCCACCGTGTCTGTATGATAGCTACCCGACCTCCAGGCATTAGACGTGTTCGCGCACCGAATGTGAACCAGTCGTACGCTTTCTCAAAGACTTCAAAGTTCCCGTTTATAACATCCTGCTCGGAATGGGGATCATCAACGAGCAAGAGGTCAGCACCACGCCCAGCAATAGAAGAACCAATACCACACGCATAATATTCACCTCCTGAATTTGTGTTCCAACGCCCTGCCGACTTAGAATCCACAGCCAGAGCCACTGTCGGAAATATCTCCTGATAGGATTCTGTTGCGATTAAGTTACGCACTTTACGTCCAAAGTCCACCGCTAAGTCTGTGGTGTGCGATACCATCATAACTTTCTTGTTCGGGTTGCGTCCAAGAAACCAAGCGGGGAACATTATAGAAACAAGCTGGGACTTTCCGTGTCTGGGAGGAATATTTACACAGATTCTGTCCTTCTGACCCTGCTCTATGTCCATAAGCATGGTTGCAAGCATCCTATGATGTTTCCCCACTATGTAATCGGGCTGCATGTGCTTACAAAATGCTATCAAATCATCATATGCTGCCTGATTATGCTGTCGTGTGGCTAATTCATCGACCATTCTGTCTATTTCAGCCACTTCTTCAGGTGTATATTGGTCTAAATTATCTAACATGACCTGAATTTCGTCCTCAGAGAAGTCAAGAGCGTGTTTATTCACCTTTTTCCTCGTCTAAACCTAGCTCTTTGTCCACATCTATGGGTTCACCATCAATTACAGCCGCATCTTCGACTGGATTTACCAATTTTGTTAGCTTGGAACGCAATCTTTCCCGTAAATCGTCCGTAGACTGGTGTGTTATGGTCACTTCAGACTTCTCAGCGAACAATCCTACGTCCGAAATCTTACCTAAAAGCTCTAAAGCACGTATTCTGACCCTCGGATCAGGGTTTTCGGTCTCTTCTATGAGCTTATTCGTTACCAAATGCCGTATTTGTACTGAACTTTCGACTACAGAACGCCCAAATTCCTTTAGAATATTGTCTGTTAGTATAAGAGAGGCGGGTGTTAGCGTGGACATTTTCTTTTCGGTGACTTTTTTTGACACATCTTCAGGATCATCAGCGTAAGCAACGGATAATCTTGCGGCTGCGTCTTTATCTTCTTTGGTTGGCTCAAGGTCGATGCCATGTTCCCCCAACTCCTTCGCTGTATTCGCGGCTGCCTCTACACGTGTCTTTAGGTCAACCGAAGACTTACCCTTTTTCAAAGGTACATTCAACTCTGGTTCTACTACAATAGTCATTTGGTTCGATTATATACTACAAAAAATTTTTTACGCAAGATATTTGGGACTCCAAAGGGGGGTGTTCCTATATAGAGGGGGGTGTGGGGTCAAACTCAGAGAAATGTGATTTATTTGTGTAAAATAGTAATATATAGTGTAGTGTGACAAGTTATAATAAAAGGTGGGTAGGGGTAGGGTATGGGTTCGTTTTATGACATAACGTGGTAAGTTGTTATAATGATTGTATCAAGACAAGGAATAAGCCTTACTTGATTAACTCAACTCGGTTAGTCAGCTGACTGACCAAAACAGAAAGGATTGTCATCATGACAAAACAAAATAAAAAGAACTTACCCTTATGGTTACAAGAGGACAAGCAAGATGAATTTGAAACAGAGTTCATGACTATGCTTGATAGTATTAAAACTGTAGAAGATGAGTTTGGTACTATTGGTAAACTAGCAATAAGAATGCTTGACCATTGGGGCTTTACTCCAACAGCTTGTATATCTTGTTGGTCTAACGCAGGAGAAGGCTACCTTAGAAAAGATAAAAAGGTAGGTCTAGATTGTGCTACTCCGCAAGAGTATAGAAGAGCTTATTCTCTTGCCGCTAAATGGACTATTAACAATCTTAAAAAGTTTAGTCCAAAAAATGCTCGTAAGATAAACAATGCTTACGTTAAATACGAGCAAGAGAGATTGAACTTTCTTAAGGATAATCCAGAAGAGTTCAAGAAAGCTGATAAGCATGCCAAGGCATTATTACCTAACAAGGTAAATAATATTAAGTTCAGAGATAAAGATTATTCTGAACAATCAGTTGTTTCAGAACTTAAAAACACTGAGATATCTTCTAGGCTTGGCAAACTTAAGAATGCTTTACAGTCACAAATTACCCTTAGAAAAAACAAGGGTAAGAAAGGTAGTAAGACTAAAACATTCAGAGAGCGAGTGAATGCAAAGTTCGACGAACTTATTACCATGCTTAAGAAAGCTGACGGCAATGTTTTCAAGAAGGACTTCGATTTAGTCAAGTACCTTGAAAAGTTAGAAAAGCCTAAACTTAAGTAACTTTAATCTGCCCCTCTTCGGAGGGGCATTTTTTTTGGCTTAAAATTTTTATGCCAGTTCCCTGATGCCAGTTGCGTGGTAGCGGTGAGCATAACGTGTTACCCAATACCAGTGTCTTGGTAGCGGTGAGCATGACTTGGTTAGTCCAACTGACTGACCGAAACTGCAATGTAACATAATGTAACTGCAATGTAACATAA